GTGTAAAGAAATTGCGTTAAAATATAATAATAAGCGTGATTTTAGAATAAATGATGCAAATGCATATAGTGCTGCAAAAAAACATAAATTTATAGAAAATATTTGTGTTCACATGAAGCCATTAAATAATGCACTTCATAGATGCATCTATAGTATTGAGTTTATTGAGAGCAATTCTGTATATATTGGATTAACTTATTCAATGGAGCAAAGACAAATTAAAAGAATAAATCGTAGTGATGATTCCGTAACAATGTATATATCTAAAACAGGACATATACCAACATATAATCAATTAACTAATTATGTTGATACTGAGTTAGCGGTTAAGTTAGAAGAAGAATATCTTAATAAATATAAAAATGATGGTTGGAATATTTTAAATCGAGCAAAAACAGGGTCAATTGGATGGACTGGAAAAAAAACATAAATATGATAACTTAGAATATGTTGAATCATTAATAAATGAATATAAAACTGTTGGTGATTTAATGAAAAGAAATAATGCTCTTTATTTAAAAATTAGAGACAATAATTGGAGAAATATTTTATATCCAAAATTAAATTATAGAAAAAGATTTCCAACATCATTTTGGAGTAAAAATAATTTAGCTGAATATGCAAAAAAATTTAAAACCAAAAAAGATTTTTATATGAGTTATACGTGTGCTTATAGAATAGCACAAAAAAATAAATGGTTAAATGATATTTGTAAACATATGATAAAATGAAAATAAGAACATTGTTAGTTGATGGTTCATATTTATTAAAACGATCAATTAATGGGGCAAAAGATACTTATACTAACTCTTTCGGCCATATAGGAGGACTTTATCAATTCTATACTACATTGCGTATGCTTATAAAAAAGCACATGATAAACAAGGTCGTCCTAGTATTTGATGGTGAGGATGGCGGTATTCAACGATATTATATTGATCGTGAATATAAAGCAAATCGCACTAATAAATCATGGCATAAAAAAATTGAATTATCTGATTATGAAATAAAAAAAGAACAAGAAAAGGATATGTCTGTCCTGAAACAAAGAAAAAGAATTCAAGCATATGCTGAAGAACTCTTTTTAAGACAAATCGAAGTGCCAGAAATTGAGGCAGATGACATTATTGCAGCATATTGTATGCAATATAATAACAAAGAAGAATTATTTTTATTTACTAATGACCGAGATTTTTCTCAGTTATTAGATTTAAATATTACCATATTGTTCGGAAATATCGAACAACCAATTACAAAAAGCAATTATTTTTTTCAATTTAATCACCATTATAGTAACGCATTATTATTTAAGATTATTAGTGGTGATGTTTCTGACAACATCCAAGGCATTGCAGGATTAAAAGAAGATACCTTAGTTAAACATTTCCCCGATTTAAAGTTCAAGCATACAACAGTACGAGAACTTTGTAAAATGGCTGATGATCTTAATAAGGATAGGGTGGCCAATAAGAAAAAACCACTTAAGGCATTTGAAAATCTATTGGCTAATGTTGAGAGACTAAAAATGAATTATAAACTCATGAATCTCAGAGAACCGTTTTTAAATGAACAGGCGATTGAGGAACTTCAACAACTTGAAATGCCTTTAGAACCAGGGGATAGAGGTAGTAAAAACCTCATTAAAATGATGAATGAAGATGAGTTCTTAAATGTGTATGGAAGTACTTTTCCAAACTACGTTGAACCCTTCTACACGATCATTATGAATGAGAAACAACTACTTACTGAATACCTTAGAAATAACCGGAAGAATTTATAAAAAGTCTTTCATCTACCATCTGTATTGAGTATATTTGTATATAGTATTAACAATTTAATTAAATTAAAATGAGTGAAAAGGATTATAGTAACACTTTCAGATTTACCTTACATCAAGGTAATGTGTTATTATGCGAAAAGGCATTTGATGCTGACAAGTTCAACCCGTTTACAAGATACTCGATTGATATTCGAGATATTTTGCCAAGGGCAATAACCAAGTTACAGAAAACCCTGTCGAAAAAGAAATACGACACTTTCTGGGATTGTGGTAGAGAGGATGTTTATGATCCCGAATCTTATAATATTGGTTATGAGATGTTGGATTATTACAAAAGTATGGTGGATTCGTATCCTCTAAGTAAACAAGAGGATGTTGAAAGTGGTGTAAGTATGTGGTATAATCCGCAACCAATTGTACAGCAAATCGAAGAAAAAACAATCAGAGGTGTTGAATGTAAAATCGGGTTTTACATTAATGATCACACAATTGTAGAAAGAATGTTTTATGTTGACGGTTTCAATCCGATTGCCAGATGGTCGGTTGATATTTTCGATGCCGTAGTTGAAATCACTGAATCAATCTTTGATAAAATCAAAGGTAGTGATGTAAAAAATATGTGGGATGATTATGATTTAATCAATGTAAGGGGTTTAAATATTAATCAGATTAGGGAACTCTCTCCCGCAAAGCGAGAGGAAATGCTTAGAAGATTGAGAAGATAATTATTTTTTATTTTAAGTTGTTATTGGGTGAATTTACTTCACCCAATGACTTCTTATTCCCCTTTTAAAACTATTTTAATGAGTGATATAATCGACAATACTTTTACGGCATATTTAGGACCAGAATTTCAGCAACGTTTAATGTGGCAGTTATTAGTTGAACCTGAGTTTGCCGAAAAAACAATTCCTGAATTAGCAGTTGAATACTTTGATGATCCATATATCAAAAAGCTGTATTTGATCATGTTGGAATTCCTTAAGGAATACGACAAAGTTCCAAATTTACAAAATCAAAGTATTTTACAGGCAGTAAATCAATTCAAAGCACAGAATAATGTAATTGAGGAAGAATCATTATTTTCAGTTATTGAAAGAATTAAATTGTGGAATGAAAGGGTTTTAAATAAATCAATGTTACATGATGGTGATGTTATTCAAAAGGCGACTAACATCTTCATTAAACAACAGGAATATCGAAAAATTGGGGAATTTATTCTTACTAAAACGAAAAGTGGTGAGATAAAAAATAAGCGTACTATTGCTGAAATCGAAGAAAGGTTTCAGAAAATTGCTGTCATTGGTGATACCGAAGATAACGGAACTGATGTTTCTGAAGGTATTAGAAATGCATTAAGAAAAGAATTCAGACAAACAATACCAACTGGTATTGAAACTATTGATGCTCTTACAGGTGGTGGATTAGGTAAGGGCGAAATTGGTTTAATTTTAACGCCTTCAGGCGTAGGTAAAACCACGATTTTAACTAAAATAGCTAATACTGCACGTGAATTAGATAAAAATGTATTACAAATTGTTTTTGAAGATACTGAAGATCAGATCAAACGTAAACATTATACTATTTGGAGTGGTGTTGGTTTAAGTGATATCGATGATAATAATGAGGTAGTTATTGAAAGGGTTGAAGAAAAAATATCTAAATTAGGAAATAATGGCCGATTGACTATAATGAGATTTAGTCAAGAAGACACGACCTTAAAAGATATTAGAAAATGGATTGATAGAGAACAGAAAAAGGGTGGATTTAAATTCGATATTGTCGTTCTTGACTACCTTGACTGTTTAGAATCACATAAGAAAACTGCTGATAGAAATGAATCTGAACTTGTTATTATTAAGTCATTTGAAGCAATGGCCAGTGATCTTAATATTCCATGTTGGTCAGCAATTCAAAGTAATCGTTCGGGTTTAGATGCCGAACTCGTTGAAGCGCATCAGAGTGGTGGTAGTATTAAGAGATTACAAAAAGCACATTTTTTCATGTCAGTTGCTAAAACTCCTGACCAGAAAGAAGCACATCTTGCTAATATTCGTATTATTAAAGCTCGTTTTGCACAGGATGGTCAGACCTTTAAGGATTGTATTTTCAATAATAATACAATGGAAATCATTATCAGAGACGAGAGATATCCTAGTGGTAAGAATAATGCATTTAAAAAACAAGGTGATGCTGAACTTCAAAAACTTGAAAATAAAGCAAGTAGCTATAACATGCACGTGAAAATTAGTGAAAAGGTTAGTGAAAACATTGATAATGGATTGTTAAACGACTATACTGATTACATTAAAACTACCACCGAACCTAATACTAATTTCGAAAATGAGGGAATAAATGAGGGTGTAAGTGAGGGAGTAAATAATGGCGCAAGTGATGGTGTAAATGATACTGCAAATAATACTGCAAATGATGCTGTATTATTGGAAATTGATGATACTCCACCTGTTTGTGACGATTTTACACCAATTGAAATTCAATCAGTAGAACATGGTAGAATTATAACGGATGATCCATTTGAATGGACTGGCG